CGAATATATTAAGCTACAATGGCGGCAGTTGAAATAATTGAGATTAAAGGGGATGCCACATCCGCTATCGCTGCGCTTAAAGCCGTAGGGATAGAGGCTGACAAGACGCAGACCAAAGCCAAAGAGAGCAACGATGCTATTAGTAGTGGCCTTGAGGCATTAGACAAGCAAACAGGTGGAGCAGTATCTGCATTCAAAGGCTTGCAGGGAGGCATCGCTGGTGCGGTTAGGTCATTCGGTACATTAAAGGGTGCAATCATAGCAACGGGATTGGGTGCGCTGCTTGTCGCAGTAACATCGCTCGTTGCGTATTTCAAAGAAACGGAACGTGGTGGCGATAAGCTCGCTGAAGTTATGGGTGGTCTTGGCGCAGCCGTAAAGGTTGTGATAGACCGAGTGATTGGATTAGGGGAGGCTTTATTTAAGTTCTTTCAGGGAGACTTCAAGGGAGCCATTGAGGGCGTTGCAGGGGCTTTTAAGGGGCTGGGTGATGAGATTGTAAGAGAGACCAAGCTCGGTAGGGAACTTGCCAAGCAGCTCAATGACGTAGAGGATGCCGAACGTGCGCTTATCGCACAACGTGCTATTGCCAACAAGCAGATTGCAGAGGCTCGCCTTATCGCTGATGACGTAACGAAAAGCACGGAACTCCGTACTGCTGCTATCGCCAAAGCAGGGGCTATTGAAGAACGCGTAGCACGGCAAGAATTAGCCGTTCAGCGGCAGAGGTTAAATGTATTGCTCGAACAAGCCAAGATGGGTGAGGTCACCGAAGATGGTCTTGTGCGTATTGAGGAGGCTCGTGCAAGAATATCAGAGCTTGAGCAGGCAAACATTATGCGCCGCAAGAGGCTTCAGACGGAAACCATTTCATTGCTTAACGAGGAGATAGCCAAGATTAAAGAACTTGAGAAAGCCACGCAAGATGCAGCCGATGCAAGAATTAAAAATAGCGAAAAGGGACTTAAGGACTTTGTAGATAATTCTGTAAAGGCAGCCGCGAGCGGTACGTTTGAGATTGCCCGCGTGGGGCAATTTGCAGTATCTGAAACAACCGCTACGACCGAGCAATCAGCAGCCTCATTAAGCGACTACATCAATTTCACTCTTTCAAACCTCGACGCGGTAAGCGTCGCGATTAGCGGATTTGCTGCACTTGCAGGGGAGAACACTAAAATCAGCAAGGCACTTGCGATGACACAGATTGTGATTGATACTTATCAAGGTGCTACAAAAGCATTGGGGGCATACCCTGCGCCCTTTGGTGCTATCGCTGCCGCAGGCGTAATTGCAGCAGGTATTGCTAACTTAAAGAAGGTAAGCTCTACGCAGATCCCTACTACGGCAAATGCCCCTGCGCCTACAACTATCACCGCGCCAACTGCTCCCTCACAACCACCGCAGTTTAACATCGTAGGGCAGGGTGGCGTGAACCAACTTGCACAAAGCATAGGTGGTCAGTTCAACCAACCCGTTCGTGCTTACGTAGTAGGGCAGGATGTAACGACCTCACAACAACTACAACGCCAAAGAGTAAGAACCGCAACATTCGGATGATGAAACTAATTGAACTAATACTTGATGAAACGATGCTGCTAACTGGCATTGATGCAATCTCCCTTGTAGAATATCCTGCGATTGAGGAGGACTTCATTGCGCTTAACTCACAACGGGTGGAGTTTGCTACGCAGAGCGATGAGAAGCGCATCCTTATGGGAGCAGCACTCGTACCCAACAAACCCATCTACCGAGCCGAAGGCCAAGAGGAGTTCTACGTTTACTTCAGCGAAGCCACCATCCGCAAAGCAAGCGAGATGTTTTTTCAGAAGTCCAAGCAGAACAACGCTACGCTGGAACACGAGGTAGGCATCAACGGCCTCACGGTTGTAGAGTCTTGGATTATCGAAGACGAGGTACACGACAAGAGCAAGAAGTACGGCTTTGATTTGCCCGTAGGCACTTGGATGGTATCTATGAAAGTCAACAACCCAGAGATTTGGACAAACTTTGTCAAGACAGGTAAGGTCAAAGGATTCTCTATTGAGGGATACTTCGTGGACAAGCTAAACCTTGCCAAGCAGGAGATGGCGATTATTGAGGAGCAGGAAGCAGCGTTGATGCTATCGCAGATTGTCGCTATCATAAAAAGAGACGGCCGCAAGAAGTCGGGAACACGCACCGAGATGGAATCCTTTACTGACTACCCCGATGCGGTAAAGAACAACGCCAAGCGTGGTATTGAACTAAACGAGAAGAACGGCAACAAGTGTGCAACGCCTGTCGGTAAGGTAAGGGCGCAGCAGTTAGCACAAGGCAAACCTGTGTCTGTGGAAACCATCACACGGATGTACTCTTACCTTTCAAGAGCCGAAGAATACTACGATGAGAACGACACGCAAGCCTGCGGCACAATATCGTTCCTGCTATGGGGCGGTCTTGCAGGTAAGCGTTGGGCAGAATCCAAACTAAAAGAACTTAACAATGTATAGACCACAAAAACTCCCAGTAGCTTCACCACGAGGTGGAAGGCGTGGATGCTTATGTCCAGATAATACCTACAAGTCCAACTGCTGCGATGGATCTATCCAAGCGCAGGGTGTTGGCTCCCTTGTCGGACAAGGCACGGTAGTTATCAATCCTTAAAAATGTTACAAATAATCAAAACCCCTTTAATTAGTTAGATATGAAAGCAAACAATATCCTAAACCGCATCCTTGCCGAGCTATCCTCCATCCGTGAGGTTAAGTTCGAGCAAATGACACTTGAGAACGGAGCCGTTCTTGAGGCAGAATCATTTGAAGCAGGTAACGAAGTATTTGTCATTAGTGGCGAAGACCGAGTTGCTGCTCCAGTTGGCGAACACCTACTTGCTGATGGCCGTATTTTGGTCATCACCGAAGAAGGACTGATCGCTGAAATTAAAGAAGCTGCTGCCGAAACTGAAGTAGAGGTAGAAGTTGAAGCCCCCGAAGCAGAGGTAGAACTCGCAGAGGTAGAGGTAAAAGAAGAAGCCCCTACGGTAGTTGCAATCATCGAGAAAGTTCTCGAGGAGATTGCAATGATGCGTGAGGAGATGAAAGGAATGCGTGAGGAGATGGGCGGTTACGCCAAGAAGGAGGAGATGGCAGCCGTTAAAGCAGAACTATCTGCCGCACCTGCTGCGAAGCCCATCAAGCACAACCCCGAAACAAAGCAAGTCCAAAAGATGAGTTCAAACCGCCCCGAAAAGACGATTGACCGAGTCCTTGCACGAATGAATAAATAATAAATACCTAAAAATCAAATGCCAACGGTAACTTCAATCACCACTTCGTATGCGGGGCAGTTCGCCTCCAAGTACATTTCTGCTGCTCTTTTGAGCGCAGACACGCTTGACAAAGGTCTCATCGAGATCCTTCCAAACGTAAACTACCGCACCACCCTTCAGAAGGTGAACACTAACGACATCGTAAAAGATGCCACTTGTGATTTTGATGCAACTTCTACCTTGACTTTGACCGACCGCATCCTTGAGGTTGAGCCATTCCAAGTGAACTTGCAGCTTTGCAAGAAGGACTACTACGATTCTTGGATCGGTGGTCAAATGGGTTTCTCTGCTTACGATAGCATCCCCGCTTCTTTCGCTGATTTCTTGATTGCACACGTTGCTTCAAAGACTGCCCAAAAGATTGAGCAGAACATTTGGAACGGTACTGCTGCAAGTGCAGGAGAATTTAGCGGATTCCTTTCATTGATGACTGCTGACTCAGACGTTATTGACGTAACCGCTACCACCGTGACTGCTGCAAACGTAATCGCAGAGCTTGGTAAAGTTGTAGACGCTATCCCTTCTGCCCTTTACGGCAAGGAGGACTTGACTATCTACGTTCCACAAAACGTAGCAAAGGCTTATGTCCGCGCTCTTGGTGGATTCGGAACTTCAGGTCTTGGAGCAAATGGTGTTGACAATAAAGGTACTACTTGGTACGGCAACGGAGATTTGTTCTTCGATGGTATCCGTGTTGCTATGGCCAACGGTCTTCCTTCTAACAAGATGGTAGCTGCTCAGACTTCAAACCTATTCTTCGGAACAGGTCTTCTGAACGAGCGTAACGAAGTTCGCGTTCTTGATATGGCTGACCTTGACGGTTCAGACAATATCCGCGTAATCCTTCGCTTCTTCGCAGGAGTTCAGTACGGCATCGGTTCAGACGTAGTTCTTTACTCTTAATCCGAATTAACGTAAATCAAGGGGGGCTTGGGCTATGTCCTCGCCCCCTTTTTTAATTCTAATAAAACAAAGAAAAAATGGCGTGTGATTTAACAAAAGGCAGGTTAGTTCCCTGTAAAGACGTAGTAGGTGGCATCCGTGCCGTATACTTTGTAGACTATGGTGACTTGGGTACGATTACCCTCACCAACGATGAGATTACCAACATCAGTGGTACCTTCTCTGCTTACCAATACTTGGTAAAAGGCAATAGCTCTTTTGAGCAAACCTTTAACTCAAGCCGTGAGAATGGTACAACCTTCTTCACGCAGACTTTGAATTTGACGTTGACCAAACTCACAAAGGAGGACAACAAAGAATTGAAGCTGCTTGCTTATGGCCGCCCTTACGTTATCGTACAAGATTACAACGGCAACGCATTCCTTATGGGTATGGTAAACGGTGCTGAAGTAACTGGTGGAACGATTGTAACTGGTGCTGCAATGGGTGACCTATCTGGTTACACTTTGACAATGGAGGGACAGGAGACAATGCCTGCCAACTTCATCGCGGGTGCTACTACTGCCAATCCATTCGCTGGACTTGCAGGTGCAACTGACACGATTGTTGTAGGTACGAACTCGTAACCTACCGCAAGGCAGAATAGTTGAAGGGGCGTAAGCCCCTTTTCTATTTTCAAACAAATCGCAATTAAAAGGTTATTTATTTAAGATGCATATCCTTCAAGTATCAGCTTCACCTCAAACCATTACGGTAATCCCTCGTGAGTTCGTTTACTCATCAGAGGACTTGGACTTATACTTCGAGCGTGTGTTGTTTGATGGTGGCACTTTAGAGGCCGCTGGATGCGTTCAGAGCGCAGTTAATGACCTTGATGGCGTTACACTATATTTGATTGATGAAAGCACCAACACAGAGCAAGAAATCAATCCTACAATAACAGAGGGTAATGGCTTTATGGATTTAACGGCAGTCTATACATTAGTCAACAACCGATTCTACGGCCTCAAGTTAATATACGATGGTGACCTTATCTACCGAGATAGGGTATTCGTAACTTCGCAAACAGATTTCGATAAATTTACCGTGAACCAAAACGTCTACACGGAAGAAACAAGCTACAATAATGAGTACATCATCATCTAAAGTCCACGTTGTGAACTTCAGTTCCTACACCACACCTGTTGTAAAAGAGGTGCAGGGCAAAGACTACGTTGAATACGGAGATAACAACGACTACTTCGGGTATCTGATTGACAGGTACAACGGCTCACCTACCAACAACGCCATCCTCAACTCTTTGATGGATATGACATTTGGTAAGGGCTTAGACGCAACGGACTCTGCCAAGAAGCCGAGCGAGTACGCGGCGATGCGTGGCTTGTTCACAAAGTCTTGTTTGCAAAAGGTCGTAGCCGATTACGTTATGATGGGGCAATGCTCTTTTCAAGTGGTGTACTCACAAGATCACAATATGATCGTAGAGGTTCAGCACATCCCCGTAGAGACGCTGAGAGCCGCAAGGGCGAACGAAGATGGCGAGGTTGAGGCTTACTACTACGCAAAGGATTGGAATGCCGTAAGCAGCAGAAAAGAGACTGCGGTTCGCATCCCTGCATTTGGCACAAGCCGTGAGGGATTGGAGATCCTTTACGTCAAGCCATACCGAGCAGGATTCTACTACTACTCCCCAGTAGACTATCAAGGTGGCCTTCCTTACGCAGAACTTGAGGAGGAAATCGCCAACTACCACATCAACAACATTCAGAACGGTCTTGCGCCTTCTATGCTGATTAACTTCAACAACGGAGTGCCAAGTGAGGAGGAGCGCAGAAGTATAGAGCAGCAGATAGCCACGAAGTTTAGCGGTAGTTCAAACTCTGGCAAGTTCATCCTTGCGTTCAACGACAATAAAGAACTCGCTGCAACGGTTGACCCTGTTCAGCTATCGGATGCCGCTAATCAGTATCAGTTCTTGAGTTCAGAGGCAACGCAGAAGATATTGGTTTCGCACCGTATCGTAAGCCCTATGCTTTTGGGTATTAAAGACAATACAGGATTCGGCAATAACGCAGATGAACTGAAGACCGCATCTACCCTTTTAGATAACCTTGTAATCCGCCCCAAGCAGGAGATTATCATTGACGGCATTGACCAAATCTTGGCCTACAACGACATCAGCCTAAACTTGTACTTCAAGACCCTTCAGCCTTTGGAGTTCACCGAAGACGTAGTTACGCCTATGGATTTAGAGACTCGTGAGGAGGAGACAGGCGTTAAATTGTCAAGCCAAGAGCCGAGCGATGAGATGTTTGAGGAGGCGTTTGCTGCTTTAGAAGAAGTAGGCGAGGTCGTGAATATGGATGAGTGGGAGCTTGTAGATGAAAGACCCGTTGACTACGATGCGGAGCAGGCATTAAGCAAGTACGCATTCGCATCAACAGGCAGCGCATTCCCTAACGCCAAGAGCGACCAAGACGGAGTAACGGCAGAAGGCAAGAGGTACAAGGTTCGTTATGCTTACGCTCCCGAAACTACAAAGACCAATAGCCGTGAGTTCTGCAAGAAGATGGTAGCATCTGGCAAAGTCTACCGCAAGGAGGATGTGCTTCGTATGGGTGAGCAATCTGTTAATGAAGGCTTCGGCCCACAGGGGGCAGCAACCTATTCAATATGGCTTTACAAAGGCGGTGCAAGATGTCATCACTTCTGGATGCGTAAGACATACTTGGCAAAAGGCGAAGGCGTAACTCCCGATGTAGGCAACCCCAACGCAGAGGTGAGTGTAAATAAGGCAAAGGCAGAGGGCGTGGTACTTGAGACCAATCCTACAAACGTAGCGAAACGCCCTGTTGATATGCCCAATGAAGGATTTATAAACCCACGATAAGTGAAAGAAGCAGGTGTATATAAAGTCACAAGCCCAAGTGGAAAAATCTACATTGGGCAGGCTTCCAATATACATAGGAGAATGATTGAGCATAAAAGTGATTCTAAAACAATTACAAATAAATTCTACTCATCAATTAAGAAATACGGTTTTGAAGCACATTCGATTGAGGTCTTGTTTTTAAGTAATGTTCCGTATGAGCGAAATAGAATTGAGCAGTTCTACATCAATCATTACGATTCAATTAAAACGGGATTAAATCTAATAGATGTGATTGGCCCCGTTAAATCGTTTTCAGGCAAGAAGCATACTCCTGAAGAAGTTGAGCGAATCAAAGCCCGAATGAAAGGAGTAAGGCCAACTTGGGCTATTGAAAAAATAAAGAAGCGTGTGTTCTGCAGTTATCTCAATGAGGAGTTTGAATCCACTCAAGCTTGTGCTACGGCACTTGGAGTGAGTCAAGCACTTGTTTCAATAATGGCTAATGGAAAACACACTAACAAATATAAAATATCATTTGTATGACGGCATTATTTATCAAAAGAGAAGATCTCGTTCGCAACACCGCTATTGGCGGTAACGTGGACACGGACAAGTTCATTCAGTTTATTAAGATAGCACAGGAGATACACATCCAAAACTATACAGGAACGAAACTCTACGACAAGATCAGCAATGATATTATCGCAGGAACTTTGGCTAATCCCTACCTCGCTCTTGTAAACGATTACCTTCAGCCGATGCTTATCCATTGGGCTATGGTGGAGTACTTGCCTTTTGCTGCGTACACTATCGGCAACGGTGGTGTGTTCAAGCACAACTCGGAGAACTCTACTACCGCTGAAAAGATAGAGGTTGACTATTTGGTGAACAAGGCTCGTGACTTGGCGCAGTACTACACCGATAGGTTTATAACCTATATGAGCTACAACCAAGCGTCATTCCCTCAATACAATTCAAACAACAATGCAGATGTCTACCCCGACACCGATGCGAACTTCGCGAGCTGGGTTCTCTAAAAAGACCTACGAACCAAAGAAGAGCAATGTCATCAAGTTAAAGAGTTATTTAAAAGACAATGGCAAATAGTATTTCTTGGGGCATCATTTACTGCTCTACTTGGTTTGGCCAAGTGGATGAGACTACTTTGTCCATACAGAATCAGTCAGCACCTCCTTGCTTCGCTCCTGCTAATGAGTTTGTAGCGCAGTTTGAGACTCGTGTGCTGAATGATGGAGGCACGTTTGAGGGCTTTGATTGCTTGACTGCTGCGTTGCAGGATCTGGGTGAGGACACCTACTATGATATTTTTGATACGTATATTCAGCGTATGACCGATGACGGAGCAACATTGGAGGGAGAGGACTGCTTAATTGACCAACTATTTATTTTGAATTGATATGAGTTTTTTTGATGACGCAAGTCTGGTAATGATCCCTTCGGGGTACAAAGACCAAAAGGTTTACTCGGTTAAGCCGACCGATGGTACGGGCGACCTAACCTTCAGCCGTGCCTCAAGCGCCACCCGTGTGCAGAGCAACGGCCTAATTGAAAAGGTGCGGACTAATGTGCTTACCTATTCGCAAACATTTAGCGATGCCTCTTGGCTCATTGGAACTGGGCAAACTAAAACTCAAAGTCAAATAGACCCCAATGGTGGCACTACGGCAGTTTTAATTTCCAATGTTTCAGAGGCCAACGGTTATATGTCTAAGGCGTTAACGCTTACCGCAAACGTACCGAATACCTTTTCCATTTACATTAAGGGCGCAGCAAGTGGTTCCGTTTCTTTACGACTTGACGATTCTACCGCAGGCCCGCAGTTCGATATTAACTATACCACAAGCTGGCAGCGTTTCAGCGTAACGAGAACAGTTGACCAAGCAAGTTGCTTTTTGACGGTAGGCGGTTATAGCACTTGGGCGATTGGTGAAAACATCCAGTTTGCTTTTGCACAAGTGGAAACGGGTGACATAGCAACAGCTTACATCCCCACCACCACCGCAGCGGTATCAGTTGGCCCCGTTAGCGGTTTACCCCGTTTGGATTATTTGGGGTCTACTTGCCCTCGCTTGTTGCTGGAGCCGCAGCGGAGTAACTTAATTCTACAAAGCGAGAATTTTACCAGTACTTGGCTTCCAAATGGCGCAGTTACGATAACTGCAAATACCACAATTTCACCCGATGGTTATCAAAATGCAGATACTATTCTCGCCACTGGTGCTTTTAATGGGGCATATCAAGCGCCAATTAGTGTAGCAAATGCAACGCAACACACCTTTAGCCTTTACGTTAAAAACATTAGCGCTGCGACAAGCATTAGCATAGGTATTGCGGCAAACCCCAACACGGCAACCATTAATTTTAACGCAGTAAGTGGCACAATAAATTCGGTTGCTGCTTCAATTACCGCATCTTCAGTAACTAACGCTGGTAACGGATGGTATCGCTTATCGGGAACCTACACCACGACTGGAACAACTAACGACTTTATCATTTATGCTACGGGCGCTATGACGTTTGCCGTTTGGGGCTGCCAACTCGAAGCAGGAGCCTACGCCACCTCGTACATACCCACATTAGGGGCATCAGTTACAAGGGTTGCGGATGTTGCTTCTAAAACGGGCATTAGTTCTTTGATTGGGCAGACGGAGGGGACTTTGTTTGGCGAGTTTACGTTTACTGGAGTTACTCCTTTAATGCATATGTTTGCAAGTGTAGCGGGAAGCTACGCAAATGCGGTCTACGTACAAACCTATTCATCAACAGGTATAAGTTTACAGGTGTGGAATGGTGCTGTTAACCAAGTGGGCATAAATAAAAGCGGACTAACTGTAGGACAAAATATCAAGTTTGCTGCCGCATATAAAAACAATGATTTTGTGTTTTACGTTAATGGCCTTCAAGCTGGAGCAAGCTCAAGTGGAACAGTTCCTTCTGGATTATCACAACTTGAAGTTGGAGGATATAATGAAGGCGGCTCTCCATTTAATTGGAGTTCATCAATGAAACAAGCCATCCTATTCAAGACCCGTTTAACCAACGCCCAACTAGCTGAACTAACCGCATAATTCAACACACGATGAAATTCTTAAAATACGAGTTCACGCCTACCCAGTGGGCAACGGCTAAAGCAAAGATTGAGTTGACGGGTACCGACCCCGAAGGCGAAACCTACACCTATTGGAACCCCGAATTAGTGACTGCCGTTGTAGAACTCGGGCATCTTTGCACCCAATGGGGAACGGATGCCGAAGGCAACCAAGTTTG